GACATGTTTGACCACGCTGTCAATAAACGACGTATGCTCATTCCGAGCGACATCTATGTTTTCTCCAATCATGAAGAGGTGGACAGGAAACCCGTTAGTGAAGGCTTTTGCCGGTTTCTAGCGAGGTATACCCGACTATGCCAGTACAACGAAGTGCTGCCCGTCAATCCAGATACTGTGTTAACTGAGTTACGAGTCGATACTGTCAAAACCGCCACCCAGTTCCGGTGGTTTTGGGAGAATACGGGAGGAATCCAACGAAGCGAAAACACGTACCATGCGTTCCGTGATGCTTATACACATGCCACTATTGTGCCTGTGTATTTAAACATCGCCAGACATTTTATGTCTGTCGCTAATACAGCGAGGTTAATGTGTATGGACGGTCGCGACACCGCAGCTGTTAAAGCTGTGATGTATGCTTGGCTCCAAACCTATTTCTCCGCACATCCCCTACTCCCTGTTATGGACAGAGAAATTGCGGAAAACACCAAAGATCATCTAGTTAACCAGATGGTCATTATGGGTTTCCGTGAGCGTTCTCGTATGCCTAAACTGACGGATAAAGGGGAAGGTATGGTCCGTTCTCGTCCAACCTTCGATCGCGGTCTTCCTGAACCCTTCAATGGGGGACGGCCGGCTCCGATCGAGGAAGCTCCTCTTCAAAAGCCGCTTGACAAGCCGTATTTTCAGAGGAGGGTGCCTTCGAAGACCTTGTCACCCGAAGGGACCCCTATTGCCTCGGCGTAACTACTTCGGCGCCTATTGACCTCACGGAATATAGGTACAACGAAGGATTTACGATCGAGAAGGGTAAAAAATATTTTACCAAAGAGGGGTTGGTACAGTTCCCCGAGCCTAATGCACTCGAACGTTTGTTAGCTAAACCAGATGGTAGCTACCTTACTCGTGCTGGGCCCTGTGCCAGTCATAACGGTGAAATCTACGGTAGAGAAACTAGCAATCTCGCTGCCGGAGTAACCCGATTGACAAAGTCTCGGCTCCCCAAGATCCCAGGGGCTGAGCAGGGTTTCCGCGATAGTCAAGCAGAATTCATACAATCCCATGATAACTTCATAAACGACCTTCGGGTTGCTTATGAGGATTATTATACGGAGTGTGTGTCTATTCTGGATGAGGCGATTCTCCATCATGCTGATAAGCATAATAAGAGAAATCTCCGCATCCAATCGTGGAAGGATATAGAAGATCACAACATTGTATTCGATGAAGTGTGGAATATACCAGGTAAATATGCAATCTATAAGGTCAAGATCTTTGAAGTTGCTAAACCCGGTAAGACGATTCGTGGTATTGGTGATTTAGGTTGTCCCGCTTCATT